GTGATACAACAGATGCTATCTCAGATCGCGCTAGAAAGCGTGCTGATAAGCGCACTCAGATAGCAGCAGGATACCGCGACACTTGCAACCTACAGACCATGATGTATTCAGGTGCAGATCGTTACCTCACCTATGGCATGTTGGCTTTCATCGTTGAGCCAGACTTTGAGAACAATCGCCCAATGATCCGTATTGATAATCCCATCGGAACTTATCCAGAATATGATCGCTTTGGCAAGTTGCTTTCCTATAGCCGTCGCTACCAAAAAACTGTACGCGAACTTTGCAACGACTTCCCAGAGCATGAGTCAGAGATCCGCGGACCATATGAAAACCGCAACTCAGAGCGTAGACTTGAAATCTTCCGCTACCAAGACAAAGATGAGTTAATCCTTTTTGTTCCTGAAAAGAAAAACCTAGTCTTAGATCGTGCCAAGAATGTACTTGGCGAATTACCTATCGCAATTGCCACCCGCCCTGGATTAGATTCAGACGAGCATCAACGTGGTCAGTTTGACGATATTATGTGGGTACAAGTTGCCCGCGCTAGATTTGCAACACTGCAATTGGAAGCCGCACAGAAATCAGTACAGGCTCCATTTGCCCTTCCAGCAGATGTTAACGTTCTTGAGATTGGCCCAGATGCAACAATTCGTTCTGCCAATCCAGAGAAGATTCGTCGTGTCGGTCTTGATATTCCTAATGGAGTTTTTCAAGAGACAGCACAACTAGATCAAGAACTACGTGTAGGTGCGCGTTACCCACAAGGACGACTAGGACAGCAATCAGGTTCTATTGTTACAGGTCGTGGCGTAGAAGCACTTATGGGTGGCTTTGACACTCAGGTTAAAACTGCACAAGCAGTGTTTGCAGAAACTTTCCGCCACGTAATGCGCCTTTGCTTTATGATGGATGAAAAACTATTTGGTAATGTTGAAAAAGAAGTGCGTGGCGTAAATGCTGGCGCACCTTATGAGATTACCTACACACCTACTAAAGATATTCAAGGCGATTACTGGTGTGATGTTTCATACGGCATGATGGCTGGACTAGATCCAAACCGTGCTTTGGTATTTGGACTTCAAGCCCGTGGCGATAAGTTAATTTCACGCGACTTCCTACGTCGTCAGATGCCATGGGAAATGAATGTCACCATGGAAGAAGAAAGAGTTGAAGTAGAAGCGCTCCGTGATTCACTCATGGCAGCTGTCGCTTCCTATGCTCAAGCAATCCCATCAATGGCTATGCAAGGACAAGATCCTTCAAAAGCAATTACTGCTATAGCCGCTGCAATTAAGGGCCGTCAGGCTGGTGAAAACATTGAAGATGTTATCGCTGCCGCGTTTGCTCCTGAGCCAGCACCAGAACAAGTTTCCCCAGAAGTTGCAGGCGCTGGTGAGGCACAAGCCCCAGGACAGTCTCCTACTGGGGAGCCTACTTTACCGCAAGGTGGCGCACCACAAGGCATGCCTGCACCTCAAGGTGGCCCACAAGCATCATCACTGCAATCATTACTTGCAGGACTCTCATCTTCTGGAGCGCCGCAACTCGCTGCGTCAGTTTCCAGAAGGTCGCCAGTCTAACGTTCCTGGCGATCAAAACTTCCTATAGGAGAAAATAAATGGCAAAAGTATCACCAATGATGAAGGCGAGCCTTACAACTAAGGTACCTTCTCCAGCAAAGCAAGGTGGACACGGTTCATCTGATGCAACAACACAAAAGACTGCTATCCAAACAAAATCAGGACCAGCAGCAACTGGTAAGTCAACACAGGTTTACACAGTACAACCTTCTGGCACCAAGGGTACAAACCCAGGAGCTAAGTAAACATTGAATGAAAATGAGTTTGGCGAGAATAGCCCTAGGACAATAAGCGTCTGGGATATTTTCGCCTTACTCGCTGACACTATGTCAAACATCTTTACAATTATATCAAATTTTTTTACAGTGTTAACACACATGTTTGACACACAAGCAACTTTCGTAGAAGACAAAAAGTCATTCCACGAATACGCAGCCCGCACCATTGAGACATTAAAAGAGGGTGAGTAATCATGCCACAGGCAAACAAGCCAGCAATGACATCAGGCCCAGGCTCTATGAGTCGCAGAACCGATGGCGGACCAGCATCTAAGCAAGCACAACGGTATATCTCAGGTATGCCTAATTACGGAGATGGACAACAGTTGATGGATCTACAAGCATCTGCTCCTTTGTCCGCTTCCCCTACACCTGGATCAGCGCCAGTACCTACAGGTTCTGCTCCACAATCTCAACCTGTACCAATAGACGCACCATCACAACGCCCTGGCGAACCTGTTACTCAAGGTGCTGCCGCAGGCCCTGGTGGTGGGCCAGAAGTACTAAACCTTCCAGCGCAATCTCAGAATACTGGGATGCTTAATGCACTTACGCTGTTGAATCAATTGGGTGATGCTGCTTCACCACAAGTAAAGCAGATCCGTAACGCTCTTGCGGCGCATATGAACAATCAGGCTGGTAATCAATAACCAATGCCAAATGTTACCCCACCAAAATCCGTCGCCTCACCTGACGCAATCAATTTAGCATCACGCCTTGATGCTTTGCATGCTGATGGTCATGGCTGGATGGATCCTGCTCTGCAAGTTCACCTTGCACAAAATGGTGGCAGTAACCAACAAATGCTTGATACCGCTAATATTTATAAAAATGTTACAGATAACACAGGCTCAGGTTCAACTTCCGCTTTAGCCGATGGTGTATTTAACAAGGTTCCTACTGCTGTTCAATCAGCTGCTTCATGGTTGCATAATGTACATGGGCCAATCCCAGTACTTACTTCTGATGTAAGCGAAATACAAAAGAATTTACAGGCTAAAGGTTACGGTCAAGGCTTGCCAGTTGGTGTTTGGAATCCACAATGGAACCAAGCAATGAGCCAACATTCACAGGATGCGCTTACAGCACCTGGCTTTGGTAACGTTAAATCTTTACCTTTATGGAGAAAAGTACTAGGTGAAATATCTCCTGCTGGTTGGTCATCAACTATAACCCATGCCGTAGCAAGTTATATACACAATCTTCCTGATTATGGTCGCCAGTTACTTTCTGACTCAGCAGGTTATGGCGCATCACTTTTTACAACAAACCCTTTTAACCCTGCATCTGGTAATTCTAAAGAAGCACAAGTTGCTGCTTCGGTTCAAACTGCATTGGGCAAACCTTTAACAGCACAAGAAGCAAAAGCGCAAGGACTTCAACGTTCTGCTCAAGACTTTAGCAATTTATTAAATCTTATTTTAATTGGCGGTGCTGGTAAAGCAGCATATAGCGCTATCGGTGGAGTTGGTCAAGCAACAGCAGCTTCATTAGGCGAAGGTGCTGGAGTATCAGCCGCTGCTAAAGCACTTGTTACTCGTAGCCTTCCAGAAGAATATGCTGCTGCCCCAAGATTTACTGTAGTTAAAAGCCTATATCAAGCAGGTATTGAAGGCCAAAAGGGTACAGGCGTTTTACGCTTTATGGAAAATATGCCAGTACTTAAGCGCATGCTTCCAGCAATTGATGCTTTAGATGCAGAAGGATCAAAGTACTTTGTTGCTAAAGGTGTTTTATCTCAATCAATGCGTATTCCTTTACGCCAAGTAACCGCACAATTACAATCCAAAGGCTCAATGCTTGGATTAGGCTTGCTTGCAACATCTGCCGCAGAAAAAGCAGCAGGGGAAAATCCTACATTTGATGCTATTAGAGTAGCACCGTACAGTGGAATTCTTGGAAACGCATTAGATGTTGCTGGGTTATTTGCTGGCGCACCAACTAAAGGTTTAAGCGCAAGTCAAAATGTAGGTCAAATGGTTGATGCTGCTCATGGCGCATTACATAATGCCCTTGGTTCTATTGGAATTGACGTACCACTCCGCAAGGGATTAGGCATAAGCCTAAAAGAATTACAAGACAATCTTGGTCCTGAGTTTGTAAACGATCATTTTGTAAACACAAAATTAAATCAATATGCCGCATCTCACTATGCAGAACAGGCAATGATTAAAGGTTTGCGATCTGGTCAAACAGATCTAAACTCTAAAGATGCTCAAGCATTATTTCAACAATACGAACATCAAGCCCTTAATGATCCAGAGATCTTAAGCCAATGGCGTGATTCTTTAGTTGCTCAACCTAGCGTTCTTGCAAATTATTATAGAAAAGATTTTGCCAATATTCTTGGATCTAATGTCCGCAAAGGTATTAAAGATTCTTATGATATAACAAATGCTGATAAGACTCGCTTTTATGCTGCAATGAACAGACTTAAGGCAGTACATGAGCCACTATCTGTCATGTTAGACCCAGAACATCGCAACTTATTCCATGGTTCTGCCATGATGGTTAAAGTTCAAGATGCTATAACAAAAGGTTTGGCCGAGGACTGGGGCAAGAAAATACCTGGTTTTGATTGGCTTATGGGCGAAGGTTCGTTTAATGCGCCTAAGTTGCTTCACTTAAATGCTAAGGTTAATGAGTTTTCACCTGATGCTGGTCAACTAACTCGCACCACACCATATGGTGCTGGAGTTGTTGCTACCGAAGATACAGGCATTGCTGGTCGTGCAAACGCAAACGTATATGCGCTGCGTCATAACCCAGCAGATAATGAACTACCTAAGTTTTATAACATGATTACCAAGGGTCAAAATAGTTTTATTAACGATGCCATTAAAGGTTATCTAAAATCTAACCCTATGGATCAAACTCCTGAACTTGAGAACCTTCGTAAGTTAATGAAGAATAAGTTTAAGTACTCAGCGCAGGAAAGCCTAGATGCTTTTAGAAAAGTATTAGCCAATACTGGCGGTATGAATAAAGATCAAGTTGATGCTACTGTTAGTGAATTAACTCAGAAAATGCTTCAAGAAAAAGGCTATACTGGTTTTCATTATCTTGATGCTAAATACGGTGCGCAAACAGTTGTAAACCCAGATCGTGTTTCAGCTACAATGGTCAAGCAAGATCCTAAGTGGACCAAAGATAGCCTTATTCCAGGGTATCTAACACATAACAACATAGTCGGTAGAGGCGCTTTAGGCGTTGCTAATAAAGATACATTTGTAGCCCAAGATGCTCAAAGAGCAGCCAAATCATTGTTTAGTGATATGGCTAAACTTGGTCATCGTGAAGACGTTATGGCTGCACGTTCAACCCTTCAACTAGAAGAACAAAACAATCTTAAAGATATACCACTTCCTAAGTTTAGCCGTAACATTGGCAAGAACGAAGCGGCTGTGCTTCAAGAAGCACGTAAGGTACTTGTAACTAAACTTGGTTATTCACCAAATGAAGTAACTCGCTATGATCCAATTCAGGCTATATCTGAAATCTGGCGTGCATCAAAGAGCCTTGCATCAGAAGCGCACCTTCCAATAGATGCCCCACAGATTCTTAAGGATCAAGTTGCTAAACTTGACGCCCTTGGCTATCGTGCAGTTTTAGGTACTGATATTGGTCATGCTTATGAAGCACCACTAATTCACCCAGCAATTGTTGCTCAACGTACTTCCTTGCTTCGCAAGGCAGCACAACAACTTGGGTTTGATACTACCAAGACAAGCGATCTTTCAGTAGCCCAAATACGTCGTACTAATGTTGAAAATGAAATTAACAAGTTATTTGCTAGTGGCAAAGTTTCTCCAACAACTCAAGGCGATAATGGAAATTCTATTTATTCAACTTTAATTCAAGCCGCTCAATCTGGTGAAATTATTAAACCTCGTATTGCAAATGCTTTTCGTGGCTTTATTGAAGGCTTTAGAGGTGGACCTGAAAGCAAGTTTGTTGAAAGCCAACTAGGCGATTTATCTAAAGTCGGTTACAAAGATATTCAAGATGCCCGTGCAGAAGCAAAAATTAGAACTATGAAAGCATTTAATGAATCACACCAAGTACGCGATTTAGGTTTAAGAGGAATGGTTAAAGCGTTAACTCGTCCTGTAGACCCAAATGATATTTTAGGTAATCTAAACCAACGTTATACCAAAGAAGATGCTATGAAAATAGCAAAGGCAGTACTTATTGGCTATGCCAAGACACCAGCATCTATTGTTGGTATTGGCAAAACAGAAGATTTTATTCGTGCTTCTAGTGCTATAATTACTAATGGTACTGCTTCATTCTTTGGCAAAGTACCTTTGCTTAATAACTTTAAGATAGGCGAAGGACGACTATCTAATGCTTTTTCTGCTTTGCCTGATGACCTTGCCCGCTTGCGAGATAGATGGCGTTTTGATTACAGCCCTATCTTTGCATTGCGCCGTTTAACTAAGACAAATGTTAAAGCAGCAGCAGAGGGTATACCAGTATCTCGTAATCCTTATGAGTCTTTACAACGTCTAGGTGGTACAGAGCAAGCATTTAATACGCTACAACGTACAATGCCAGATGTATACCGTGCTACTAAAGAACTTGAGCCATTGGAAAAATACCTACAACAAAGCGATGTATTTGGTATTTATAATCCAGCTCACATGATGGCTTGGCAAGCATATAACCTAGAAAAACTAGGCTTAACCGATGCTCAGATTACTGCTAAGTTAACCAAGATCAATACCTATGGTGAGCGTACAGCCCTTGAGCGTAGCGTTAATACAGTATTCTACCCATTCTCTTTCAACAAAACTTTGTACCGCAGTATTGGCGGATATATATTAGATCACCCAGGTGAGACAATGCTTATCAATGCTGGGTTTGATCTATACCACAAAATGAACCTAGATGATCCAAATGACGGTTTAGGTGCATGGGTTAAGAAACATGCCCCACTCCTTGATGAAATAAAGAAGTTAAATGCTTTTGAGCATGGAACTGGGTTGGGTCAATTTGGTGGTATTAATGCACCATACCTAGGCGTTTTTATGAACTTGTTTAGCCCTCAAAGCATTACCCCAGCAAACGCTGTATTTGCTATGAAAACTTGGAGAAATGCTGTTCCTATACTTGGTGAATTAAATACATTATTGTATGGAAATTCATCAACTGGATTAACGGATCTTAAAGGCACTTTACCAGAAACTGTACAAACTGGATATTGGGCTGCTAGAAATGCAGAACAACATCTACAAAGTTTAATTACTGGGCATAAAGCTTTACCAGATCACACAACCCTTACTAGCCAAGCACAGATTCAAGCAGGGCTTGAGGTTGTTAATCAACTAAAGGTTCAACTAGCAAATGTTATAGGCAAGAATGTTAAATGGCCTGATGATCCGCTAGTACCAAAGGTTATTCGTGGTCAGGTAGTTAACGCTACATCAATTGGTACATACGCTCAATCAATGTACCCAGCGTATGATCCTTCCATAGGAACTGGTTTAGCCCTTGCTCGTCAACGTGATGCTATTAACTATGTTAATAATCTACAAGGAACATACCGTTATGAGGCATATAACGCTTTCCAAAATATTGCGGTTAAGGCAGTTAGAAAGTTAAATACTACCCGTGATCCTGAAAGCATTAAGACAATCGTTCAGCCACTCCGCGAAGCGGCAGTAAACATTGCTGAACAAGATCCACGCTTTGCTTTATTCTATAAAAAGTATTACCAATCTGCACTTGGACCAATTGAGGGGCTGACTAAATAATGGCTAAAAAACCAACTATCAAGTTGCCAGCGGGTCTTGATGCCGCAGCGGCTGCCGCTGGTGGACAACCCGCAGCGTCTAAGCAATACCTAGCAGCACCAGTAGATAACAGCCAACTTCAATTAAAAGATGCTAATGGTCAACCACTTCCAGCAACTATTACTGGGCAGCAATTAGTTGATTCATTAAAGAATACTAAATACAATGGTTCTCAAATTGAAGGCTTAAAGCAAGCAGTAGCAAGCATCGGTAGAATACCAAGCAATGTTAAACTCAGTGCCACTGGTCAAATTACCCCAGATGAAATTAAAGCAATTACAGGCGTACTAGCAGAAGCCGCTGGTGCTACCGCTACTGGATCTAAAGTTAATTTAGTTGGTCATCTTCAAGATGTTAAAAATGGTACAGGCGCACAAAGCCTTTATCCAGATACAACAATCAATATTAAGCAATTAGATCAACCAAACATTGAGGCTAGTAAAGCTACTATCAATGATGTATTTTTAAGCCTATTAGGCCGTAGTGCAACTGAAAAAGAAATTGGACAATATACTCAAAAGTATTTAAATTATGCAGCAAAAAATCCAACTAGCCAAACTTCTGGCGTAAACAAATATGGTATAATTGCTACACCAACGGCTTCTGGTGGAACTAGCAACCGTCTTTTCAGAGGTTCTCAAACTGAAACTGGTATACAGAACAACCTTACCGAACAAGCTTTTCTTCAAAACCAAGTTAAAAGCACTGGCGAATACAACGCATTTACTGCCGCTGGAACAGGCTTTGATATGTTAACCAAGATGGCTCAGAAAGATGTAGGTGCTATGTAATGGCTACTCCTAAAAAAGTAAAACCTGCTGTTACATCTGCTGGCGGTTTAGTGCCAGGTGAAGTTAGTGGCAGTGTAGATGTAGCATCTGCCGAGCAAGCACTTAAAAATAACTATGCTGCTCAATGGGGTTTTTGGCACCAGCAAGATACTACTAACCCAGATGGAACTGTTAAGCAAGGCGAACTTGCTAATTTCTTAGATACTGCTATTCAAAATGGATGGCTTCAAGCTGCTGATCCAACTAACTTTGAAACTAATCTTCGCAAGACTCAATGGTACAAAGATAATGGTTCACAAGGCTTACTTGCTGCCAAGGATAAATATAGCAATCCAACCACATATAAGGCTTCTTTAGATCGTCGTATTGTAGATATTCAAAATCAAGCAATTGCCCTTGGGTATAAACTTGATCCAGAGACTATATCTAAACTTGCTGAAACATCGTTATTTTCAGCATATGATTCAACAGTATTTACCAGTTCTGCTTATCAAACTCAGTTACAATCTAAACTTGCTCAAGCAGCAAAGGTTGCCAAAGCTCCTTTAACTGCTGGTATCGGGCTTACCAATGAACAGAAGTTGCGTGTTTATGGTCAAGATATGGGCATTAACTTAGGCAACCAATGGTACACAGATGCTGCTAATTCCATCAATGATCCATCAACTCAAACCGATTACTCAACTTATGAGAAGATGATCCGCGATCAAGCAATGGCAAAGTATTCAGGATTCTCTGACCTTATCAATAAAGGGGTTACTGTTAAACAAATTGCCAATCCATATGTTCAGTCAATGGCTTCTATCTTAGAAGTTGATCCATCAACTATTGATTATACAAAAGACCCTACGGTTCAAAAAGGATTAGGTATGGGTATTGCCGCTGGTGGTGTAACTCAACCTATGCCAATGTGGCAGTACGAGCAAACATTACGTCAAGATCCTCGTTGGGGATTTACCAACAATGCCCGTGATTCTGTTAACAGTACCGCACATCAAATTCTTAAAGACTTCGGGGTGATGAGTTAATGGCAACTACAGGATATGATGTTCTATCTGGACTTAAAGCAGTTCCAGTTGCAAAGCCAACAGCAGTCACACCCGCTTCTCTTGCAGCAGCACAAGCAACTTTAGGAGCAAAGGAATTAACCGCAACTAGGGCTGAAACCGCAGCAGTCCGTGCGGGAGATCCTTTAACTAATAAATCAGTAGTTCCACCAGCTCCAGCAGGTACAACTCCTGTATGGGTAGGCGGAACAACTACTGGTGGTTGGAAGTTTCAAACTAACATCGCGCAAGGTCCTATTGGCGGTAGCGCGGGTGGACAACCTACTGGTTCTACTGGTCCAGTTCCATATGCTCCTACTGGTCCAAGTGCTACAGATACCGCTTCTCGCCAAAATATTTTTGACCAAGTTCAAGCACTATTTACAACCTATGGAATTATTAGGTCTGGCGATCCTGCATCGGATGCTTTGCTTAAAACTATTAAAGATCTTGCTATGTCGGGTGCAGGGGCAGATACAATCAGCCTTCAACTACAACAATCAGATGCTTACAAAGCACGCTTTGCTGGTAATGAAACCCGCAGAGCAGCAGGTCTAAATGTTCTAAGCCCAGCAGAATACATTGCTACTGAAAATGCTTATGACCAGATCCTTCGTGCATCTGGTGTGCCTACAGGATTTTACAATAGCAGTGCGGAAAAGGCTAAGTTAATTGGAGCAGATGTATCTGCCTCTGAATTACAAAGCCGAGTTGATTTAGCAGCCAAGAGTATCTCTGGAGCAGATCCATTCTATACACAGCAATTGAAAAATTTATATGGCCTATCACAGGGCGATATGATTGCTCATGTATTAGACCCAGCCGCAGCGATGCCATTGCTACAACAGCAAACACAATCAACAACTATTGCTGCTGCCGCTGCTCGTAATGCTACAAACATTAACTTAACTACAGCCCAACAACTAGCAGGTATGGGTGTTACCCAAGCCCAAGCCGAACAAGGCTTTGGAAATATTGCTAATCAGTTGCCAGGTATGCAAGCAATTGCTTCTCGTTACCAAGGATACGGTGATGCTGGAACTGTAGGCACAGGCTTACAAGCCGCTACATTTGGCGCACCTGTTGCTGGTGAAACTGCAGCACAAGCAGAAGCCAGATTAAAGCGTTTACAGACGCAAGAAACATCAACCTTTGGCGGTTCCGCAGGAGCTAGCACACAAGGTCAATCTCTTGGAGTGGGCAACCAACAAGGTTCTATCT